GTCCCAAGGTGAGCAGCGTCGGAAAACCGACTTGCTGGTTACGACTAGCGCAAGGACTTCCTTGCGTTGGTAGTGTATATTATACCGGGTTTTAAGGCCCGCAGTAACCCACTTCGATACGCATGATCGATAGTGTACGAATCCAACTGGTGGATCATTATGATCCACTGTCGGCAGTCGCAGTGTTTTCAACACTGGGAGTGATCGTACTCTCGCGGTCGCGCGTGCATACCCAGCAAAGTCCAGTGCATTACTGTACTGGACCCAGCTGAGGACTGCTTGTGTCGATTCTTGACGGGACGGCGTTTGGGTCCGAAATTTAATCGGTGTGACTGACTGCCCTTTATGGGCATCCATGCCACAAGACTCCCTGAAGGAGCCACCCACGCAGCACTTATCTCGGTTGACTTTGAGGCCAACTGATTCTAAGTGCGCGACCACCATAGGATAGTCTTCCCTATGGATAACGATATCGTCCCCATATACGTAGACGCTGGATAATACTCGTTTCAGAGTACTAGCCGTTGGACAGCATTTGCTGTCTAGTGACAAGTGGCGCAAGCCACCAGCGTTTTCATATAATAGACCAGCGATCAGGCTCCAAAACACGAGCGCCTCTACGGGAAAGCATAAAGCTGAACCCATAGGAGCGAACTTATTCAGGCGTACCCTATCGCCACTTGGAAGAAGATTATGTGTCGACCGTGAGGCCAACATGTAATCGAGAAGGGACGTCTTTCTAAAGAGCCACTGCACTAAATGCAGTGACACCCTGTCTGACGCATCCTTCATATCCAAGGTCACCCAGTTGGCCCCTAAGGACCCATATAAGGCTAAGCGTCGATTGACCCCTTGATCACGAAAATTTACGTGACCACGAGTATATCGGTGCGTCTCGATCTCTTTTATGAGAGCGCGAGAAAGCCCTTGTTGGATCCACTGGAGCTCAACAGGCTCACAACTAATTGTCCTAGGTCCCCTTGAGTCTTTTGGTACAAATACCACCTTAGCGGTGGGTTCCAAAACGACCTCTAGGGACTCGAGCGTGTGATACTCATCACACAATGCTCCTGCACAGGCAAAGAAGTAATCCCCTATCGGGAAAAACTTCTCAAGCTGAGGATAGTACCGTGTTAAACAGTACTTCTCCCACGGCGTTTCGCCTGTAGCTACTGTCCCGGGCCCGTGCTTTGGTAATATATCCAACGCACTAACCTGAGAACAAACTCTAGCAATAAGATCACTAGAGTGCTCGAAAGCAGGATTTCGAAGGTCGTACTGTATGACCCCGATCTCCTGTTCCGTCTCCAGATAACGCGAACTCGCAACAGCGAGTTCTTTATCCGTGAAACCCATTTCGAGTTTGTAGAATGCATAGGTTAGTTGTCTTAGTCTAAGAACATCCATTGGACTGGAATGAACGATCTCTCGTCCATTCTTATCTAGCACTCGGCCCCACAGCCACCCGAGAAATCGGGGGCGCGTGTCGCCGGCATCCTTGCGGAAGCCGACAGGGTCGAATGGTCGCGTTCCTGATAGGGCAGCATCTAAATGCTTCCCTAAGGCGGGAAGGGTCTTCGTGAAAAACGAGAACCCCTCTTTCGCGACCCGATCCCGGATTATCCGGAGATCAGCTGAGACTCGTCGTTTGCGGAGGTCGCATATAACACGCGTAAGAAATTGTTCTTTTGGAACAACTTCTCCCTTATACTCGTAAGTCATTTTATTGACCTCGGGCGTAAGGCTGCATGCTTTGCGTAGCTCCTCATTCGAATCAATGGCTACATGTTCTGCTATGTCTAACACTAAGTCCTCGTAAAGCTTCAGATAGAAGCTCAACGAAGTGCTGCTTAACTGCTGTACTGCGTTTATCATAATAACTCCAATATATGGTAGTTAAGTGATTTACTAGAACCCATTATTAGACACTCTCAAATACACTGGTTTATCCGTATTAGATAAATACGGTAGCGCCCAGTACTAGTTCACCGAAGGCCTTGAGCCTCACGGTTCCCTAGCAATCCACTTCAATACATTCTCGTTTGACGAGAAGTCGAAGTCGGGCGCCGCTGTTGCGTTCTCGGACAGAAAACCGAGAAGACGCGCCAGCAACCAGGCTGCTACATCACCGCGCTGAGATCCACCGGGGGCTTTCGCCTCCGGTGTATCAAGCACAATGTATGCAGCAGACTCGCCTGCGTCACTGCTGAAACCGTTGCTAATCGCAGCGGTCAAGTTGTGATGGCAATCGAGCCGGAACAACGAGCGGATACGACCCTTCGTGGATGTCTGACTATGCGAAATAGTCAGTTTCATCTCCTGAATGGTTGTACCACCCGACGATTCGTCAGTAGACTGGACCCGCGAAGTGCGGGGACCAGGCCCTAACTCTGACAGATTATAAACTGTCACGTTCCCGGAAATTCCGAGAGTCATGGGATCTGAAATCATAATTCTGATTTAGGTCTCTGAGTTAATAGTGTTAACAGTGAAGAGAAAAAGACCGATATAAAGGGTCACCCTTCCGGGCGATCCTTCTTTCTCGGGTCCTCACCACCGTCGCGCAACCATTTCTTATTCCGTCGGCGTTTCTTCAAACGCCGCCAGAACCAGTCTAGGTTGCCCTGTGGTTTGCGGGGAGCTCTCTTTCCAGCTTGACGTTTGGACCGGGCGACGAGTAATTCGGCGCCCAGTACTATCCGCTTAAGCTGTAGTTGAGAGAACCCTACATTGAAGAGGTCATCATGCGTAGGCATGGTAACCCCACGCTTATAGATCTTGCCAAAGTCCGTCATGGACGTATGGTCAAGCTCTAGAGGCGGTAGCGACGACCGGTTCCACCAATAATTGGTGCGACCAGTCAACTCTACTTTAGTGCCCATCGACAAATCGTGGACTCTAAAGAACAGATCATACCAGGGCCTAGCAAACATCCTCGATAAGAGGGACCCAACGTCGTAAAACCAATCTACGATGAAGGACCATGGAATAGCATTCCATATGATTGCCGGATCCCACTGGACACCAAAATAGTCCAGCAGGGCCCGGAGCTCAGCTTGATCCTCAGACATGGCAGGGGCGATATAACTACACCGCATGGTGTAATTCGCCCACTGGTCATACATGAGAATGGCCGACCTTTCGGCCGAACGCCAACAAATCGGTACAATAGGAGGTCCGACTTCCCAATACGCTTGGTCCATACTCGGCTCAAAAGAGCCGTGGTAGACCGTCGTAAGGTCGTCGGGTTGAACTCCTATATATTCATATACCGGTTCACCAGCGTTTCGGAGTTTAAAGCGCCAACGGCGCTTCTCTACGGTCCCAAGTCGCTTTATAAGCTTCTTGAGGTTACCGCGGAGGTCGCGAAGAAACTCAAGTATCTTCACAACATCGTCCATAAACGGACGCCAACCGAACTGTCGACTTAGTTCCAAGTTAGTGGCATTACGCCACGCCGGGAGTCTATGTCGCCAGACTGTTAACATACGCCGCAAATCCTTCAATTCATAAAGGAAATTTGCGATACTGACGAGCGGTTTGACGGTAGGTTGCATGCGATACATGGCATAAGCCATGCTCTTCGCAGACCACATCTCGTTGTTACTACTCATCAACTGACGGCCTCCCCACAATGACGTAGGACCGAACTCGTGATAGAGTTCAGGCCCTATATTAAGTGCGAGGTATCCTTCCCTAGATCCAAGGTATCGGTAGTTTGCACTACCTTTACCTATCACGGACGTGGGGATGGATTTCTCATGGTAGCAGTCAGTGTAGCCTCGCTTATGGGATCTCCCATAAGTGATGTACTCCTTCGAACCTGGAAGAACTATCGTCTTATGATTAAAATCAAAAGCCGAATCGAGTTCCAGTGTAGTGTGTCCGGCGAACCGGACCCACCCGATGGAGTGGCTATCTCTGTATTTGTGTGGCATGACTGTAGCACTGAGACCCTTAAG